AGAACGGAATTGTGGCTACGTTCAAAATCGCTAACACTATGGCCGGAGAAGATGCTTTAATCGAAGCCACCGAAGGATTAAGGGATGGCTTTAGCGTTGGCGCACAAATTAACGAATGGGTTAACAATAAAGGCGTTATGCAAATTACTAGCGCAACCCTCGACGAAGTTTCATTAGTAACTGATCCAGCCATCGACTCAGCTCGCGTTAGCGAAGTCGCTGCATCAGAAAACGAAGCACCTAAAGAAGATTCCGCTCCGGCAACCGCCGAAGAGGACAAACCAACCGAAGGAGAACAAGTGTCTGACACTACCGTTCCTGCTCCTGCCGACGAAACGGTAGAAGCAGCTAAGGTTGAAGCCGCTGCGCCACGTCCAGCGTTCTTCACCGCTCCTCGCCTTGAGTTCACAAAGGCGAAATACCTCGAGAACAGCATCCGCGCAAAAGTTCTCAACGATGACTCTGCTCGCCAATACGTTATGGCCGCAGACGACACAACAACTAACAACGCTGGTCTTATCCCAACGCGTCAGTTGACCGAAATCATCAACCCACTATCAAACGCAGATCGTCCAGCAGTAGATTCAGTATCTCGCGGCGTTCTACCTGATGCAGGTATGACTTTCGAAATTCCAAAAATCACCGCAGTTCCAACAGTCGGCGAAGAAGCTGAAGAAGCAACAATCGACGAGACAGGAATGACAAACTCCTTCCTTTCCGTTACAGTTAAGAAATACGCTGGCGGACAAGAGTTCTCAGTCGAACTTCTTGATCGTTCCTCACCTGCGTTCTTTGACGAACTCGTTCGTCAGATGGAATTCGCATACGCAAAAGCAACCGACGTAGCAGTTATCGCTGGCCTTGTTGCTGGTGGAACTGATGGCGGAAACCGCACACTTGACGCAGCCGGATTCTTGGATTTCGTATCTGATGGATCAGTTTCCGTTTACAAGAACACTCTTGGAACTGCAACCAACATTCTTGTTAGCCCAGAACAATGGGGCGCAATTATGAACCTCGCTGATGGTGGACGTCCGATTTATCAGAACCTCATTGGCCCATCAAATCAAGGTGGCGACCTTTCCGGTCAGTCAGTTCGCGGTAACGTTCTAGGTCTCAACCTACGCGTTGCTCGTAACCTCGCAACCGCAGCTCCTACAGGTGATAACTCAATTATCATCATCAACCCAGATTCCTATACTTGGTATGAATCAAGCCGTTTCCGCCTCGAGACCAACGTTGTCGCAACTGGTCAAATCAAGGTGGCTTACTACGGCTACGGCGCATTGGCTACAAAGGTCGGCGCTGGCGCATACCGCTGGATGGTTGAGTAGTAAATTCCAATAGTTAGGCCCTGTCCGCTCCCGAGCAGGGCTTAACCCCTTAGAACGAAAGGAAACGAGATGCCATCAATTGTTTTAGCCTCAGAGCTTCGCACGATTCTTGGCGTCTCGTCTTCCCTTTATAACGACGCTTATCTCAATGACATCATTGACGCATCAGAAAACATTATTCTTCCGATGCTTGTCACTTTCCAAAGCAAAGTCAATAAAGTTGAACTAACTGATAACGTTGCGTATTTTCACACCGCGACAATTCACGAATTCACCGAAGGTCAATCGGTTGTCATCACAAGTGTCGGAGCGCCTTTTAACGGCACTCACACAGTCACAGATGATTTAATTGGCCCCTATGTATTTACCGCCGCCATCACAAATGCTGACGTATTGGAAAAGAACATTATCCCAGCCGGAAACGCTGCGCTCTCTGGCGCATCAACCTATGTGGGAAATGCAAACGTCGAAGCTGCAGTATTGGCTATTTCTGTCGAAATCTTCCAAGCCAGAACTGCCGCTGGAGGATCAATCGAAGGCATAGATTTTGCAGTTACACCTTACAGACTTTCAAAAAACTTATTGGCTAAGGTAACTGGCCTTCTTGGCCCCTATCTTGATACCGATGCGATGGTGGGTTAATGCCGGCGTCTACAATTTCAAGCGACGTTCGCGGAGCAATTAAAACCGCACTAGCTAACATTTCTGCAAACGTTTATGATCACGTTCCAGAAGCACCAATCGTCCCTGCCGCTGTCATAATTCCAGATTCACCTTATATGGAAATCGAGTTGATTGGTAAAAGCACAACTCGCGTTAAATTGAATTACACTATCAGCGCTTGCGTTGCTTATTTATCAAATCCTGCTTCTTTAGATAATTTGGAGCAATTAGTCATTAGTATTCTTGGAGCGTTAAACGCATCCAAGTATGAGTTATCGGTCGTTGAAAGACCATCGGTTACTCAAGTCGGAACGACCAACCTTCTCGTTTCCGATATTCGCTTGAGCGTCCGCTACGAGCAAACAAATTAAGGAGAAAGTATGCCAACGACAGTAATCACCGGTCGCGATGTCACTTTCACGTTGGACTCCACGTCCTACGATGCTCAGGCGACATCAGCTACCCTTTCTTGCGAGACCATTATCGAGACATATCAGACTCTTGATGGCCGCGCTTATAAGTCCACCGATAAGCAATGGACATTCACAATTGAATTGCTACAAGATTGGGGAGCAACAGGTTCCCTATTTGAAGCAATGTGGGCTGATGCAGAATCAGCACCAAATACAACTCTTGCAGTATCATTCACCGCTGCAACTGGCGCAGTTTTTGCTTTCAACGTATTGCCAATTTTCCCAAGTGCAGGTGGGGCAGCTCCAAGCGCGCTGACCGATACTTGGACAATGACAGTCGTTGGAACCCCAACAGAAACCTTCAGCTAAGAGATCGGGATCGGGAGCAATGAAATCTGAAATCACAATTACATATAACTCGGGCGAGCAAGCGGTGTATATCGCCCAACCGCCCGAGTATGCCAAGTGGGAAAAGACAACGGGTAAAGCATTAAGCGATTTTGGCGGAGTCTGGGACGTTATGTTCTTGGCTTATAACGCTATGAAGCGCGAAGCTGCTGGGAAACCCGTAAAAGCTTTTGAGGTATGGATGGAAACAGTGGCAGATTTGGAAGTGACAAATCGAGACCCAAAAGCCATCCAGCCGGAAGCCTAAATTACCTTCTTACCCTTCTGGCAATTGAAACGGGAATTCCTAAACAGTTTTGGGACGATGCTGATGATCTCATAACCGCTTTGGATATATTAAAGGAGAAAAATGGCTGGTGATACGATTTCGTATGATCGCGCTGAACTCCGTTCAATTATTCAAGCGTTTAAGGCAATGGATGAGGCTGCTGTTACTGAAGCGAAAACCCAATCCAATCAACTTGCGCAATATGCCGCAAATGAAATTCAAGCCTACGGAATCACAAGAACTTTTGGACAGGCCGTTGTCAATCGCATCACAACTGGCGTTAGGGTTAGTAAATCATCCAAGATTGGCGAGTTCAGTTACGGATTCGCAAGTCAGCGTTTTTCGGGTGGAGGAACAACTCAAACACTCTGGGCAGGTTACGAATTCGGCTCTAATCGTTATCGTCAATTCCCTAGACGCACCCCCAACACCGGACGAGGTAACTCTGGGTATTTTATTTACCCAACACTTCGTAAAATTCAGCCTGAATTAGTGCGTAAATGGGAAGAAGCCTTCGATACAATTTTGAAGAAATGGGATTAACAAATGGCTGGTAGCAGAACACTTAAACTATCCATTCTTGCCGATGTTGATGATCTCAAAAAGAAGCTCGGTGATGGGCAGCAAGAGGTCGAAGGCTGTGGGGGGAAGTTAGGCGAATTCGGTAAAAAGGCCGCAGCTGCCTTTGCCGTCGCTGGCGCCGCCGCAGCTGCTTATGCTGGCAAACTTTTGGTCGATGGTGTCAAAGCTGCTATCGAGGACGAAAAAGCCCAAGCTAAATTAGCAACAACCCTGACTAACGTAACTGGAGCAACAGATAAGCAAATTGCATCGGTTGAAAAGCAAATCACTCAACTTTCCCTCGCAACGGGTGTTGCCGATGACGAACTGCGACCATCCTTTGAAAGATTAGTTCGCGCCACAAATGATGTGACCGAAGCCCAAGATTTACAAAAATTGGCACTCGATGTCGCAGCTGGTTCTGGAAAATCTTTGCAGACTGTCAGCGATGCTTTGGCTAAAGCTTATGACGGAAATACAAGCGCCCTCGCACGTCTTGGTATTGGAATGTCAGCTGCGGAACTCAAAACAATGTCTTTCGATGAAGTTACAACCACGTTATCCGATACTTTCAAGGATCAAGCGTCCGTTCAGGCCGAAACCTTTGAAGGGAAGATGGCTAGACTTCAAGTCGCTTTCGATGAAGCAAAAGAATCTGTCGGCGCTCGTTTATTGCCAATTTTGACAAATTTATTCGATTACTTCACAAAAAATATCGGCCCTGTAATTGAATCAGTAAAAGAGAAATTTGCTCCCTTGACAAAAGCAATTGACGATAACAAGGAAGAATTCAAGGCATTATGGAACTTTGTCAAAGATAATTTAGCGCCATTTATGACTGGAGCGCTCAAATTAGCCTTTAGTGGTTTAGTTACAGGCGTTACAGCGGTTGTGACGGCCGTAGGTAAATTGATTGGTTTTTTCCAAACTGTATATGAAAAATATAAGCAATTTGTAGATTATGTCAAAAATAATCCATTTTCAAGATTTTTAAGCAGAATCAATCCTTTCAGTAACACGTCTTTTGGCGGAGCCGAAGAAGGTGCTTTTGGGGATAATATAAGAACTGCCTTTAGTGGAATGAATAATCCAATGGGTATTCAAACAACCTCTCCGTTTCTAGGATATTTCACTGATGAACAATTAAGAAGATTGGGCCTGACTGAAGCTCAAAGAAAAGCCTTAGCAGAGGTGGGAGCAGTAACAACGGTCACGGATGAGGGATATACCGCTGCTCAAATTGAGAGTCTAGCTCCAACTCAACAAGAATCAATCAATCGTTATTTAGAATTACGAGCAAAAGGTCAATTGGGTCAAGTTCTAGGGGCTCCTACAGTCATTGTGAACGTCAATGCACCTTCAGCGATTGATAGCGAAGGTTTTACAAGAGCAGTAATTGATGCACTTAACGGCAGTCAAGCTAGAACCGGAGCACTAGGGACGCTTAATATATGACCCTTTGGAGCCCCGTCTTTAGAGTTAAAGTCGATGGCGTAACAACCACGAGCTCAACTCTAAGTGGATTGACAATAACTTCTGGTCGCACAGACATTTATTCTCAACCCATTGCTGGTTATTGCAATCTCACCCTTTTGGAAACTAATGTAAGTCAAATTTCATACGACATCAACGATGCGGTCACAATCGAAGTTCAGGATACTGCTGGCAATTGGGTAAGCCTTTTTGGTGGTTTCATTACAGATTTATCAATCACAGTTCAAACCTCTGGTTCAACTGCATTAAGTCAAAGAATTCAAATAACTGCTGTTGGTGCTTTAGCTCGTATCGCTCGGACAATTTATACAGGAAACATCAACAGCGCCTTTGATGGAACCCAGATTTATGATCTGTTGGCGACAGCCTTATTTGACCAATGGAACGAAGTGCCAGCTAGTCAAACTTGGGCGGCTTATGATCCGACAGTTCAATGGTTAAATGCGGAAAACAGCGGTATTGGTGAGGTTGATAGACCAGGCGACTATGAACTGATTGCGCAAAATAATGTGAATGGAACTGTTTATGCCTTATGTTCGGATTTAGCCAATTCGGCTCTTGGTTATCTGTATGAAGATGCTTCTGGTCGAATCGGTTATGCGGACTCAACTCACCGCAACGAATACCTTGCAACATACGGATATGTGGATTTAGACGGAAATCAGGCTATCGGGCCAAATATGTCAATAACCAAAAAAGCTGGTGACGTCAGAAATTCTATTACTGTGGGCTATGGCGGAACTGGCGCAAGCGTCACAAGTCAGGATTTGACCTCAATTTCGCTTTACGGACAATTGGCTAACACCATCGATACAAAATTGAAACACGTTGCCGATGCTACCGCTCAGGCAGCTTACTACCTACAAATCCGAGCATATCCCCAATATGCTTTCAAACAGATAACTTACCCATTGGCAAGCTCGGAAATTGATGACGCGGATCGCAATTCTCTGTTAAATGTATTTATGGGCTTGCCTCTCAATATCACAGGCTTGCCAGCCAATATGGGTAATGGCGAATTTCAAGGATTTGTCGAAGGTTGGACTTGGAGCGCAAGCTTGGGTCAATTGAATCTGACAATGAATCTCTCGCCTGTGGCTTATTCATTGCAGACGTTCCGTTGGACTTCGGTTCCAGCCACAGAGTCTTGGAATACGATTAACCCGAGTTTGCAATGGCTGAACGCTACAATTGTCGCTTAAAGGAGAATAATGGCAACTACGACTAATTATGGGTGGACGACGCCCGACGACACAGCTCTTGTCAAGGATGGCGCATCGGCCATTAGGTCTCTTGGCAGTTCAGTAGATACGACAGTAAAGAACCTTAACCCAGAGACAACTTTGGGAGATATTGCATATCGTTCTTCAACGGCTAACGTTAACACTCGACTTGGCATCGGCACGAATGGACAGGTATTGCAGGTAGTTTCAGGAGTTCCTGCTTGGAGCACAATTGCAACCGGCGGAATGACTTTACTCTCAACAACTTCGCTTTCTTCGACGTCAATTTTACTTTCGAGCATCTCAGGATCATACGTTAATCTTTACGTTATCGTCCGAGATTTTGAATTAGCAGCTTCAACTCCGGGTCGGCTTTATTTCCGTCTCAATGATGATTCAACAGCCAATCGCCATCGTCAATGCACTATTGCATCAGTAACCACCTCTGCGACGACATACGCCTCACAAGGCACATTTTTCAGAAACGAAGCTGATAACGTTGGTTGGAATCCCAGCACAAACTACGCTGAAATCTTAATCAAAGACTACGCAAATGCCTCCCATCGCAAGAGCGTTGATGTCAGATATTCTTATTATAACAATGCCGGCGGCGAGACAACCGAATCAACAACGGGCTCGTTCAACGATACAACTGCTATCTCGTCATTACGCATTGGTCTTGATGCCGGAACATTCTCAGCTGGAACTGTCCTCGTATATGGAGTTGCATAATGCCAACACAAGATGATAATCGCCCCTTGACCAAAGTTATCAACGTTGCAACTGGCGAAGAAACTTTTGAACCAATGAGCGATGCCGATTATGAAGCTTGGCTCGCTCAATGCGAAATCAATAACGCCGAGTAATAATGCCCAAACTCTGTAAGGCTGGCGTCCAGCTGCGCGAGCAAGTGGACGATTTGTATATGGATCGCGATCGCAAGAGCGATGGCTGGATTGGCGACACTCGGCACTCAGCTCGTAAGTCAGACCATAACCCCGACAAGAATGGGATTGTCAGAGCTCTAGACATCGACGCGGATTTAGGAGCTCATAAAGAAGAAGCTTATGCTCTTGTCGAAAAGATTCGTAAGTGTGCCAAGCGCGGAGATAAGCGCATCAAATATATTATTTATGATGGCAAAATTATGAGTCCCATACTTAATTGGAAACGTCGTAAATATCGCGGCAGCAATCCTCATCGTTCGCATTTTCACGTTAGCTTTACAACTTTGGGAGACAAAGACGGCAGCTGGTTCGACCTTGAAGGAGAAAGACAAAATGGCAGAATTGAAACTGATGGCGGGAACTTGGGCGAAAACATTCGTCGCGACGGCTCTCTCGACATACCTCTCAGTAGGACTTCAACCCGATTACATTCTCAATGCAGCACTTGTGAGTGTGTTGCCTTCCGTGATTAATTGGCTCAATCCCAATTACGAGCGTTACGGCAAAGTCCGGTAATGGACGCCAATACCATTGCTGGATTCGTAGCTTCAGTTCTCGGATCAATCGCCTTGCTTATTGCTGGCCTTCGTTACATTATCAAATTAGAAAATATCCCCATTGTGTCGCGCCTTGATAAAATGGAGTCTCAGTTAGAATTAGCCCTATCGAAGAAGGTGGGGGCTAATGGCAACAAGAAAGCGCGTTAAGAA